GCGTTAAAACATACCTACAAATCGGAATAAAAGAGATAACAAACAGCGAAAAATTAAAGCGCAAACAAATCAAAATGCAATTTGGGGAGGATTTTTTAGATTACTTTGAGGGCTTAATTTCGGAGTACCAAGGCAAAGATTTACCCCTAACTGATGAGTGGAAGGGTTATCTAAATAGGTACGAAATTGAGCGCAAAGAGTACAGTTTAAAACGGTTCAAAAAAGGGTTACAGATAGCTTCCCAAATCATGCAAATCGATTACATCGATTACAAAAATCGGCAAAACAACAACCAAATCCATTTTAAGATTGGGCAGAATCATGGCAAATGGGCCGAAATTGTAACCGATGTAACCGATTTATTTTAGCATGTAACGCATTTTTATCAAAATGGGTTACATCCATACGCATTGAAAATCAATTAGTTATTGTACGATGTAATCAATGTAACCCATTTTATATAAAAATATGCAACCCCCCCTATTTTTTTATATATATAGAAGAAAAAGAGAAAAAACGATTACATCGATTACATTGATAAAAAAACAACCAAAAAATGAGCAGAGAAAAATTAGTTTTTAAAGTAATGCGAAATGATAAAATTTGTGTGTACCAGGCGGTAACAACAACCCGCACAATTGATGAGGTAATGCCAATCCTTAAGGAGCGTTTTGATATTAAAAATTACCCGGTTAAAATAACCTGCAATGATGTGGAGGTTGCGCGTTGGAATTATGCAGACAAAGCCAACCCAAAAATCATGGATAATGAAACGGGTGAATTTTATGATAACATTGAGCACATGATGCGTGAGTTGAATTTATCGCGGTGGGCATGTTTGAGCCGCATACGTCAACGTAAACGTTTTTATTGGCACACAGATGGCGAATAAAGGCAGATAAATAAATTTTGAATACAACCTACCGAAACGAATTTAATCGGCTCAAATCGCCTAATTTTACGTCAGGGAGCATTAATTAAAAACAGATGGGCAGACATCCGGAACGGAAAGAAGTAAACGCACGCAACATTGCATTGAGTGCATTGGAGCGCAAATACGGCACATTGGATGCGGCATTTGAGCATTTATTGGATAGCGGGGTGCCATCCCTTGTGATGTATGCATATCAAATGGGATTCGGCAAACCGCAGGAAAACGCAAAGATTGAAGTAACACATAGCCAGGTGCAGACGGTGCAGGTAATACAATTGCCTCATAATGAGCGCGATGTAATAGACATAACCCCAATTCAAACAGATGGAGCCACAAATACAGATAATCAAACCGCAGCCGGGTTACCAGGAAATTTCGCTTAGTAGTTCGGCGGATATTGTTATCGGCGGGGCGGCGGCGTTTGTTGGTAAAACGTTTGCCCTTTTATTGGATCCATTGCGGCACATTGGCAACGCAGGATTTGGCGGGGTTATATTTAGGCGCACATCGGTGCAAATACGAAATGAGGGCGGTTTATGGGATACGTCCATGAAGTTGTACCCCATTGTTGGCGGTGAGCCGCGGGAATCATCATTAGATTGGAAATTTCCGCAGGGCTCAAAAATATCATTCCGGCATTTGGAGTATGAGAAAAACAAATATGATTGGCAGGGCTCCCAAATCCCGTTTATTGGATTTGATGAGTTAACGCATTTTAGCGAATCAATGTTTTTTTATCTGTTAAGTCGTAACCGTTCCAATTGCAATGTGCGGCCATTTGTCCGGGCAACATGTAACCCCGATCCGGAATCATGGGTTTACAAATTAATTAAATGGTGGATTGATCCCGACACAGGTTATCCGATATTGGAGCGGCGGGGTAAGTTGCGTTATTTCATTAAGTACGGCCATGATTACATTTGGGGCGACAGTTACGATGATGTAATGAGTAAAGCGGCGCACATTATTGAGCCGTTGATTGAGCAAAGCGGGTTGAAACCGCAGGATTTCATCAAATCAATTACATTCGTTTCGGGTTCCATTTATGATAACAAAAAGGGGTTAGAACAGGATCCCTCCTATCCGGGCAACCTGTTGAGCCAGGATGAGGACACACGGCGGCAATTATTGGAGGGCCGTTGGAAGGTTAGCAGCAATCCGGATGATCTGTTTGAGTTCGACAAGTTTGCCGAATGTTTCGACATATTACGCAATAACGACAAATCAACGCGGTTTATTACGGCGGATATTGCAATGAAGGGGAGCAACAAATTAGTTGTTGGATATTGGGAGGGGTTCGTATTAATGGACGTGGAGATTATGGACAAATCGGACGGTAAGCAGGTAATAGATTTAATACAAAACATGGCCGAAAAATATTCAGTTGAAAATCGTTATATTTGTTACGACAGCGACGGGGTAGGATCTTATATTGACGGCTTTATTAAAGGTGCGGTACCATTCAACGGCGGTGCATCGGCGATGAGTGTAAAGGATCCAATCAGCGGGCGGCTAATCAAAGAGAATTATTTAAACCTAAAAACGCAATGTTATTACCGAATAGGTGCGCGGGTTGATAATGGGGAGTTAAAGATTAGCAAACATGTAGGCAATAAAATGTATGATCAAACGACCACAATTAGGCAACGATTCCTGCATGAACGCAAAGCGATAAAAAGAGCCAAAGCGGATTACGACGGGAAGTTGCGGATAATTGGCAAAGACGAAATGAAAATAAAGTTAAACGGGGATAGCCCGGATTTAATGGATATGTTGATGATGAGGGAATTATTTGAATTAAAACCTAAAATGGTATTTGCATATGGGAATAATGGATAGGTTGTTTGGATCAACCAAAACAATTAAGAAATTAGAAACGCAGGTAAAAGCATTGCAGCGGAGTTATTTAGGCATGCAGATAAATGCATCAACCGCGATTTATCCGAGTTGGCAGGTTATTGAAAGCATCGACCAATATTGCACGATTGATGATATTTACAGCGTTATCAGTTATTTAGCCGAAACGGCGGCACGCATCCCGATGTATGGGTATGAGGTCGTTAATGATGATATGTTGAAGCGTTACAAAAAACATGGTCAACAAACCATCCAGGGCAAACATTATCAATTGAAGGCAATGCAGGATTTGCCGGATAATGATCCGTTTGTTGAGTTTATGGGCGGCATAACGTATGAGGATAGAATAAAGTATTTTACCATCCTTTACATAACCGGTGAATTGTTTTTATACAAAGAGGTTATAGAGTTAGGCCCGAATGCGGGCAAAGTTTATTTGCATGCGTTGAACAATCAAAATGTGCAAGTTATTGTATCGGATAGTTTCCCGCAACGCGTTATTGGGTACCGTTATTACGATGTGGGTTACGATGGCAATTTTACAACGGATGAGATAATACACGTTAAGTATTACAACCCGCAAACAACAAACGGTTTGCAATTCCGTGGTTTGAGCCCATTGCAGGTATTGACTAAGCGAATAACGCGATTAAATGCGGGTATGGATGCAAGCGTTGGCCAAATCCAAAACGGAGGTATACCGGGCATTGTGTATGAGAAAAATGAATTTGCGATTGAAACATTGGCACAGCGTAAAAATGATTTTGCGAAGTATTTGCATAATTCATCGAACAAGGGCGCACCATATTTTGCAGCGGGTGAAATGGGATATATCCCGTTAGGTTTGCCGTTGGCGGACATGGATGTAGTGGAGTTACAAAAAATAGATTTCACGAAACTTTGCAACGCGTACAAATTTCCGGAGGTATTGTTAAATAATACGGATGCATCAACATATGATAACATGAATACGGCGTTAAAAATGTTGTACACCAACAGCATTTTGCCAAACATTTATTTATTTAGGGATGCGATAATACACGGCGTGTTAACGCTGCCAAAATTCATGGACGGCGTAAAGCGTACAATTGAGATTGATATTAGTGAAATCCCTGCATTGCAGGATGACATGAAAGCGCAGGCGGATGCGTTAAATGCGATGTGGTGGATAACGCCAAATGAGAAACGCGAAATCCAACAGTTTGAGGAAATAGATAACCCGTTAATGAATCAAATCATTATCGACAGCGGCAAACAGTTGTTAATCGATTTAAATGGCGGGGTTGAGGATATGCCGGTATTTGAACGTGAGCAAATTGTATGAAATCAATAAATGAGGTTGCAACCATTGCGGAGAAAAAAGTTAATGAGGCAATTATGATGCATTTGCCTAAGCCGAGTTGCGCAAGCAAACAACAACAATGGCGGTGGCGGTGCGATGAGGTTAAAAAGGAATTGGCACGGCGTTTGGGTGCGGATGGTTTGGGCATTACGGTAAATGTAAATGTGCAATGACAAAGCGGGAGCAAAATAATTATTGGAAAAAATGGCATGCATTTCAGCAAAGGCAGGAAAAATTATTTACCCCTAAATTTAACCGCGCATTAAAGGTGCAATTGGATGCGTTTGCAAAATCGCAGGATGTGGCGAGCATCCCTGCATTTCCCATTTATGATGTGTTGGTTGATTTGTATAGGACGGTTGGCCCTAAATGGGCGGCGGCAAATCGTGAGTTTGCATACAAACAGGATGATTTGTTTGTGAGCGGGCAAATGGGGTTCAATGCCCGCATTGCCGAATTGATGCAACAATATTACGGTGTTGATTTGCTCAATGATGCCAATTTAATGACGCAATACAGCCGGGAGGTAATTATTAGGGTTTTAAGCCAGGCAGCGGAAACGGGCGCATCATTTGATGATATCGTGAAACAATTATTGCAGCATCCGGAGTTTGGGCCAATGAGGGCGCGCCGCATTGCCCGGACGGAAACAGTAACCGCGGCCAATGGTGCGGCGATGATATATGCCCAGGAATCCGGCAACGTAATGGATAAATATTGGATAGCGGTTAAGGATAGCCGCACGCGGCATGATCATAGGGCGGTCGATGGGAGGGTTGTAAGTTATGATGTGCCGTTTAAGTTGTTGAGCCAGGAGGGCGGATTGGTTGAGATGATGCAACCCGGCGTGAGATCGCAACCAAATGGTTTGCCGGTGCCTGCATCCCAGGTTGTAAATTGCCGGTGCACGGTTGCATTTAAGGCCAAACGGGATGCAAACGGCAACATTATCCGGCGGAGATAATTTTTTTTATTAAATCAAAATATATTAATTTTAAGACGTGGAAAATATCTACCAAATAAAAAACGGGATGATCGGGGCAACCATCGATGATGTGGATGAAAAAAAAGGGATTGTAACCGGTTATTTTTCGCATTTCAATAATGTTGATGCGGACGGCGATGTTATTCGTCCGGGTGCATTTAAAAAGAGCATTAAAGAGAATGGGCCTAAAAGTGCGCAACCCCGCATAAAACATTTACTGAATCATGATCCATCGAAGCCGTTGGGCGTGTTGATGGATTTGAGGGAGGATAAAACGGGGTTGGCATATGAATCGCAAATCGGTGGGCATGATTTGGGAGAGGATTTTATTAAAATGGTGGAGAGCGGATTGATTACGGAGCATTCAATTGGGTTCCGGATTATGAAGCGCAACCAATTACAACCGTATGATAATTACATGAAAAACCCAGGGTTGGGATATTATGAGATTACGGAGTTAAAGTTATACGAGGGTTCAAGTTTGACGGCGTGGGGTGCAAACCCATTAACGCCAATTACGGGGCTCAAATCATTGGATAACATTGATTTGATAATTTCCCAAACGCAGGCAATAGAAAAATTTTGCCGCAACACCAATGCAACAGATGAAACAATTGAAATGCTTTTGTTGCATACAAAACAGTTAGCACAGTTAGTTATCGATATGCAAAAGAGTAGCACAATGCCGGAAGTTACCACATTGCCGCAAAATGATGTATTAGATGCGATACGTGAATTTAAACAAACATTAAAAAATTAAAATCAATCATGGAAAAAAAAGATTTGATGATTGAATTGGAGGGCCTAAAATCAACGCTCGAAAGTTCAATAAACGAAAAAACAAAAAGTGAAATTGCAGAGCAATTGAAATCAGTTGTTTCACAAGTTGAGGAAAAAATTGCGTCATTTAAAGACGGTGGCGATTCAGCCGAGGCCGTTAAAGCGATGAGCACAGAGGTTGCAAAACTGAAAAGTGAGCAAACCGCAATTTTGAAGGCATTTGATTTGCTGCAAACCCGCGTAAAATCAACCGGTTCAAACGCAAAAGAAACAAAGAGTTTTAACCAACTTTTTGCCGAAGGTTTGGAGGCGAATTTCGACAGCATCCAAAATGTAAAGAAGGGCAAGCCGTTCCGCATGGAATTGAAAGCGGTTGGCACCATGACATTGAGTAACAATTTGACCGGTGATGGCGTTGCATCATATGCACCAACACAAGCCATTTTGCCGAGCCAAAAGGTTAACATGCGTGATTTGATCCCAACCAGCATTTCACCAACCGGATTGTATGTACAATACCGCGAAACAGGCGGCGAAGGTGCATTTAGCGTACAAACTGAAGGTAACACCAAAGGGCAAATTGATTACGATTTCAGCGAAATCAAAGTTGTTGAAGATTACATTGCAGGTTTTGCACGTTTCTCAAAGCAAATGGCAAAGCAATTGCCGTTTATGCAGACAACTTTGCCACGTTTGTTGACTCGTGATTTCTACAAAATCGAAAACAGCACCTTTTACACAGCCGTTGCAACCGCATGTGCGTCAAATACGCCAACATCAACCGAAACCGATAACGTTAAATATTTGATGGATTGTATTGCACAGCAACAACAAGCCAATTTTAACGCATCTTATGTTTTGGTTAATTACACCGAATTGGCAGCACTTAACAAACTGCTTTACACCAATGGTTACTACCAGGGTAGCGGATCCGTTGTAAGTTTGCCAAACGGTACCATTGTAATTGGCGGCACACCGGTTGTTCCTGCTTCATGGGTACCTGCTGACAAAGCGTTGATTTTCGATGCTGATTATTTGGAGCGTGTAGAAACCGAAAGCGTTGTAATTGAGTTTGCAATGGAAGATTCCGACAACTTCCAACGCAATTTGATTACAGCCCGCATTGAGTGCCTGGAGGACATCAATTTGATGTTGCCAACGGCTGCAATGATTGGTGATTTCACCGCTTAATTGGTTAAGGAGTAATAAAGCAAATGGCCCTACCCATTAATTAGGGTGGGGCCATTTCAATAAAATAAATACCATGGTTGCATACAATAGCGTTTTAGATATTGAGTTTAACGACGGGGCAATTACAGAGCCGGTAAATTTATCGGAGGCAAAAAACTTTTGCAAGGTTGACATAAGCACCGATGATGCATTAATTACATCATTGATTGTTGCAGCGCGTCAAATGTGCGAAGCATACACCGGCGTTGGGTTTGTTGAGCACGAAATAACGGCAATATTGAACAATGAAAATGGCGGCATGTATTTGCCATATGGGCCGATTGTTTCGATTACATCGGTAATTGATAAGGACGGCACCACGTTGATTTTAGATACAAATTACACAGTTAGCGGCAACCAATTTGTAAGGTTATTAACGCCAAAAGAAACGGACATAACCGTTAACTACATTGGCGGTTATTCAACGTTGCCGGAGCAATTAAAGTTGGCCGTATTAAACCAAATTTATTATACTTACGACCAACGCAGCCAATCCGTGTATTTTGTGAGCGATCCGCGAAATGAGCGTTTTGATCAGTTAGGGCCAATTGCAAAAATGTTATTAAATCCTTATCGCCGTGTATAAATTAAACCGAAGGGTAACAATAAAAAGATATGGCACCGCAAAAAATGAGTTTGGCGGATTGGATGCCGTGTTAATTGCGGAGTGGAGCAAATGGGCGGAGGTAAGGGAGCGCACCGGCAGCAATTTAAACGAGCGGCAACAGGGGCAATGGGAGTATGACCAAATCTTTGTTTTGCGGTATGAAAAGGAGCGGCCAACGCGTTCAAATGATGTGTTGTATTATGAGGCGGAGCCGTACAAAATAACATCAATACAAATACGCAACGAGGGCGCAAAATCATGGGAGTACATCCAGGCGGTAAAAATTGACGAACAAATAAATAATGATGCACCAATGGACACAGGCAACATCCAGGTATTTAACTATTTAGCGGCAACCGGTGAGTTTGAGTTTACAAATGCTGCATTGATTGGCAAAAATGTATTTGCAGCGTTTAAAGATGGAGTGCAATATTTGGTTGTTGACGCATCGCCAACGGGCGGCAAAGAGGTATATTTTAATTCAACAACAGGCGCATTTGTTTGGAGTGTATATTTTGAAGCGGGCGAGGTTGCAACAATTTTATACTATTAAAAATGTTTAGCGTAAATGTTCAGGGGTTGGATGCAACCCTCAAAAAGTTTGATAAATTGGCAAAGGATACGCAGGACGGCGTACAGGCCGCGTTGAATGATTGGGCGGATAGGACGGCAACGGATGCAAAAAGTTTGGTATCATCGCAATCATCCGATGAGGGCGCATTATTACGCAGCATTTCGCCCGTTTATGGCAATGGGAGTGCGGCGGTTGTTGCAGCGCAAAAATATGCGGCCTATATTGAGTTTGGCACGCGCAAATTTGCGGCGGCATATGTTGCAAGTTTGCCCAATGAATGGCAGGCATATGCGGCAACATTTAAAAGCAGGGGCGGCGGCGGCACGGCGCGTGATTTTTGGAAATCAATACAGGCATGGGGCAACCGCAAAGGAATGGAGCCGAGCCATATTTATTTTACATATAAACAAATTTTACGCGATGGCATACAACCAAAGCCTTTTATATATCCATCCGTAAATAAAAATTTACCTTTGTTAATAAAGGATATTAAAAAGATATTTAAATGAAGGACATAAACAACGCATTATTGCAGGCATATTACACCGTAATTGATGGGTTGGATATCCCATGTTATGAAGGTGAGGAGCCGGATGATGTTAAGGACAAAATTTATGTCGTTTTGAGCGATGTAAACGCGCAGGAAACATCGACAGATAACAGTAGTGATTGCCAGGCAACAATACAGGTTACAATTAACAGTTGGGAGTACAAATACAACAATTCAAAGCAATTAAACATTGTTACCGGGCAGATATTGGAGGCAATAAAACCAACCTCAATTTCCGTGTTGGATTTGTCGGATTTTGGATTACAAATGTTAAATTTGTTAGTACAAACCGACCGAACAGAAAGATTTGGTGAAATGGGCGGGAAGGTTTATATTAGTAGGGTATTAATATTTAAACAAGATATTTTCATAAACTAAAAAACAAATAAAAAATGGCAGAGCATAAGGTTGCAGGCGGCACGATGCTGCTTTTCGTTGATCCAACGGGCGGTACCGATTATGATACCGTTGTATGTTTAACATCCGTTGGCAAATCCGATTCGATAACCGTAGTTGACGCATCCAGCGCATGCGGCCCGGACAAATCGCCCGGCACATTGGAGTTAAGTTACACATTTGAGGGCCAACACCTGCAAGATCCGGCAACAGGAAAAATTAGCGGTACATCATTGCGCGTATTGTTGCGCAACAAAACAACCATTGGTTGGAAAATTGCACCGGCATCGCCGTTGGATGGTGATGAGATTGAGTACGGAACGGGGTATTTGTCCGAATTGAGCAGCACATACGCATTTGATTCGGTTGGTACATTTACCGGCACCATTCAACCATACGGCACACCAACATTGGAAACATACGTTGATTAATAAATTATGGCAGAGCACAAAATTCAGGGCGGCGATTATTTGCTAAAAATAAATGATGATACGGTTGTATGTTTAACATCCGTATCATTGAACGACAGCGTAACCGTTGTTGATGCTTCAAGTGCATGCGGGCCGGACAAATCGCCCGGCTCATTGGAGATTTCAATTAGTTTTGAAGGCCAACATTTGCAGGATCCGTCAAACGGCAAAATTAGCGGCACCGATTTGCGTACTTTGTTGCGGAGTGAAACAACAATTGGTTTTGAATTAGGGCCTATTTTACCACAAATTGGCGACGAAGTACAAACCGGAACGGGGTTTATTTCGGAATTGAGCAGCACATACGCATTTGATGCGGTTGGTACATTTACCGGTACCATCCAATGTTATGGCATGCCATCAACAAATATTCTAACTTTGAGTGTTGGATTGTTTTTAGATGGGGGTTACGTTTGTTACATCGATGGATCCGGTGATTATTATATTGTTGCAAATCAGGTAACAAATAGTGCATGGGGCGATGAGTCAATTACAACAGGCATTACCGATACATCATTTTTAGCAGGCATTACAAATACCCCTGCAATTATATCCGATTATGATCCGTTACCGTGTGCAGCATTAACCATACAAAATGAGGGTGCGGGTTGGTATATGCCATCATCCGATGATTTGCAATTTGGTATAATTACCAATTATAGTGCAATGCCATTTATTCCAAATACCGGATTAGCTAATTTTTGGAGCTCATCGGAAAAACCAGGCGACGGCACGCAAGCATGGTTTCATAATATTGAAACATCCGGTGGATCTATTGTTTTTGAAGGGCCTTCAACAGATCCAAAAAGTAACAATTACACGTTAATTGCATACAAAAAAATAAACCTATAAAAAATGAGTTACGTACAAATTGAAATTGGCGGCAAAACCCGCGGGTTAAAGTTTAACCAATTGGCCATTGAAATAATGGCAACGCACAATGATACCGAAACGACAAGCGGTTTTATTTATTCATGCATTTACGGCGGTTTAAAAGGCAATGCATACGTTAAGCGTGAGGAGTTTGCGCATACGTTTGAGGAGGTTTGCGATTGGGTTGATAATATGCCAAATAAAGCCGAAACAATGGAGTTGGTTAGTAAGACATTGAACGAAACGCAGGTATGGCAGGATTTGGTTAAAAAAGGCCAGGAGATTGAGGATGGCAAAAAAAAAGTATAAAGGAGCAAGCGTATGAAAACCTAAAATTTGCATTGGGCAAATTAGGTTGGACAGCATACGATTATTTTACGGCCCTGCCTGTGGAGTTTTACGCCGCGTGTGAGGGTTATATGGAGCGGCAAAAGGAATCGGCGTTAGTGATTCGGTTTGCCGCTTTTCGTGTTGCCGAAAGCATGGCAGGGAGCAAAGCGGTGGGCAAGATTGACAGATTTTGGCCCATGGATGATGATAAGGTAAAACCAAAAGCAAAGGCAATGACTAAGGAGCAATATGATGAGATTATGAAACGGCACGGCTTAAAAATTAAATAATGGCAGAGGAAATAAAAATAAATATTGGGGCCGATTCGTCAAAGTTGCAGGCGGAATTACAAAAGGCCGAAAATGAGTTAAAGCAATTTCAAGCCGCGTTGAAAAAAACAACGGACGTTGCCGAAATTCAAAAGTTGCAAACCAATGTTAAAGGGTTAGAAACACAAATTGCATCATTGAGGGGCGGGATGCAAAAATTAACCCCTGCCAGCAACACAGCAACCCAATCATTAACCAATTTATCCCGTATTGCCCAGGATGCGCCGTTTGGTTTTATTGGTATTGCAAACAATATCAACCCGTTGGTTGAATCGTTCGGCAGATTAAGGCAGGAAACAGGATCAACGGGCGGCGCATTAAAAGCGTTGGTATCGGGATTAGGTGGCGCGGGCGGTTTAAGTTTGGCATTTGGTTTGGTTACATCCGCCGTCCAATTTGCGGCCATTGGATTTCAAGCATGGTTAGGCAAAACAAAAGAGGCAAAAGAGGCGGCGGACGAAACTAAAAAGGCCCTAAATTCAATTTACAATGAGCAGGCAAAAGAGGCAACGCAGGTTGTTTCATTTATTGCCATTTTAAATAATGAAACAGAAACGCGCAACCGCAAATTGGATGCGCTAAATGAGTTGAAAAAAATTAACCCGCAAATCTTTGCCGGGTTAAAATTGGAAGAGGGTGCAGTTAAAGGATTAGACGCCGCATATTCGGCCTACATTGCCAATTTAAAAAATGTTATTGCGGCTAAGATAATCCAACAAAGATTAGAAAAAGAGATAACAAAATTAGTTGAATTAGAGGGCGCAACACAAACCAAATCAGAGAAAGCAGCGGCAACGGCGGTTAAAAATTTTACAAATGAGAGGTTAAAGGGTTTAAAGCAATTAGGTGCGGAGGGCGCAAATTATGCAACCAATTTACAAAATGTAAACAATCAACTAATTGCGCAACAAGAGGCAGGCAAAAAAGCTCAATTAGCGTTAACAAATATTACAATTAAACAGTTAACGTCTGATTTAACGGAGTTAAGTAATACAATTAAAACATCCGGCAAATCATTAAGCGACGAAACTAAAAAGGCCGCAAAGGATAGCACAAAAGAGGTTGAAACAATCCAATCAGTTTTAGCAGGGTTAGAAAAAAGTTTATTGGATGCGTTTTCAGTTGGGGTTGCATTGGAAACACCGCGCCCGGATGTTGTAAAACAAAAAATTGGTTTGGTTGAGGGCGCAATTAAAAAGTTAATTGCAGATTTTAATTTATCGCCGGATAATGAGATAATTGTAAGATTAAGAACGCAATTAAATACATTGGAGGCGCAATTAAATGCGGCAAAACCAATAATCCAAAAGACAACAAAACAGTTGGCGGATGATTTGGCGAAAAATCCTGCATTTACGTTGCAATTAAAGCCAACGATTGAAATACCACCAATTGATGCGGGAAGTTTCGAACAATTGGCGGAGTTATCGGAAGGTATTAATAAATTTATTTCGGATGCATTTAACGGAGTATCGGTAGCAATTGGGGAGGCATTGGGCGGACTATTAGCGGGCGAAAATATCGGCTCATTTTTCGATAATATTTTTAAATTAATTGGTACGGGTTTGCAGGAGTTGGGAAAATATTTTATTGCATCCGCTGAATTAATAAAAAGGATTAAGGAAACATTGGCGTTAAAACCGGGTGCGGCATTGATTGCAGGTATTGCGCTCGTTGCATTGGGTTCGTTTATTGCGAACCAGGCAGGCAGCAAACAAGCGTTTGCCGTTGGTACCCGTAATGCACCGGGCGGCGTTGCGTTGGTTGGTGAGCGTGGGCCGGAATTGGTTAGTTTGCCCGGCGGTTCACAAGTTGTGCCCGCAGCGCAAACGGCGGCAATGATGGGCGGCGTTGGCGGATCAATTGAAGTGTTTGGAATGTTGCGCGGGCAGGATATTTATTTTAGTAATAAAAAATATGGCCAAACATACGGTCGAACAACTTAATTAATATGCCATACGGGTTAAAATATTTTGCGGAGTTTAACACCATTTCGAGCCAAAACCTAACGTTTAGGTTGGAGATAAATAAAAAAAATTACACCGGGGATGAAACGGAAATAACGTTAACATCATCCGGATGCATCCAGGAATGGCAACAGGATGATCCGTTTGCACCAATTAAGGGGTGCACGTTAAATATTGGCATTATTAATGATGGCACCGTTTCATTGGAGGATTTTTACAGCGAAAATGATGATGAGTTTTATGTTGAGTTAATTAGGACAGATACAATGATGACATTGTTTCGCGGTTATATTTTGCAGGATGATTCCGATGAGGTTGTTTTAGATTATGCGCACGAAATTAATATTGTTGCAACGGATAATTTGGGCACATTAAAGGATGTTTTATTAATTGATGCAGCGGAAAAATACGGAACACCGGTAACATACACCGGCGTTGAATTAACAGCAAATGGCGCATCATTTTATACAAACCGTGATGAGTTGGGCGCATTAAAGCCAGGAATGGAGTTTATTGTTAGTGGTTCAATTTATGTTGGTACATATCAATGTGTTTCTATTCAATATGATAATGCATTATCAAATTGGGTAATTAATACAGGTCAGGGGTTGCCTAATTTTGGGTTAGTTACATCGGATGTTACCTTTAATAATCCAATTGATATTAGTGATCATGTTACATTATTAACGTTGGTTCGTTTGTGTTTAAAATCAACTAATATAACATGTGGGTTAAATGTTGCAACAAAATTATACCCGCAAGGCGGCACCGTTGAGCGTTGGTTAGATAGTACCGTGGTATATGGTGGCACATTTTTAACTGATAATAGCAGTGAAAATTGTTATGATGTTTTGGAGAAAATAATGAGTCGTTTTAATGCATCATTATTTCAAACATGGGGCGAATGGTACATTGTAAGATTT